TCGCTAGTTCTGTTCCCGAAGATAGAACTAACCATTATAATGATACGCAGGGGCATTTTAGATATGCTGCTTTGGATATCAATGATTTGGCTGGCAGAATCGGAGTTGACTTCATGAGACCGTATGCTGGCGATTACAAGGTAGAAGTAACGCATTGTGATGAAATGGATCGCGTTACAGAATTTGAAAGATATTTCGGCAAACAAAGAATTCACACATTCGAGTCTCCGAAGGTTTAATATAAAAGGGGTTTACAAAACCCTTTTTATTTTTTATATTTAAGTCAAATTAAAAAGGATATTAAAAAATGGCAAAACATCTTCCTCAAATTATTACCCATCTTAGTGACAACGACTTCTATAAGTACACTATGGGTCAAATGTTTGTTCACCAGTTTCATGACATGCAGGTTGAATGGACCTATAAGAACAGAGATCCGGACCGCAAGTTTACTCGTGAGATGATTGATGAAATCAATTATCAGATTGACCTTTACTCCAAGCTCCGTTATACACAGTGGGAACTTGAACACTTCGGACTGATTGACTTCATGAAGCATGACTATGTTGGTTTCTTGAAGCGTTATACAATCGACCGTAATGAAATTACTTGTACGTTCGACGAAAAGATTGAACAACCGGAAATTCACTTCCGCGGTTATAACATCGACGTTTCTTATCATGAAGTCCCGGTCATGTCCATCGTTTCCGAAGTCTGGTTCCGTATGACCTATACTCCGGAAGAACAGGCCAAGATTATTGAAGACGCAAAGGAACGCTTTAAGCAGAAGGTCGATAAGCTCATCAAGGGCGAAATCAAGATTGGCGCATTCAGCGAATTCGGTACTCGCCGTAGATTCTGCAAGGAATTCCAGGAATGGGCACTTCGTTACATCAGCAAGTTCCAGTTCAACGGTACCAAGTTTGTCGGTACATCTAATGTCTACTTTAGCTTCTTGCTTGGAACTAAGCCGATTGGAACCATGGCTCACGAAGCTATCGAACTCGTCGGCCAGGGCTTGCCACAGCACAACCCGGCTTATTCCAACCACTACATGATGAAGCACTGGATTAAGGAATATGGTGTTAAGAACGGTATCTATCTTACCGACTGTATCACCACTGATTGCTTCCTCAAGGATTTCACGACTGAATTTGCAACGTTGTTCAGCGGTGTAAGACATGACTCCGGCGATCCGATTGCTTGGGGCGAAAAGATGCTCGCTCACTACATGAAGGTCGGCGTACCGTATGCTCACAAGACGCTCTTGTTCTCTGACAGTCTTGACCTCCAGCGTGCAGAAGTTATCTATCAGCGTTTTGCACTCCGCTGTAACGTGGCCTTCGGTATAGGAACATGGCTACTCAACGATACCGGTTGGTTCAAGCCGATGAACCAGGTTATCAAGCTGACTGAAGTAAACGGAATTCCGGTTTGTAAGGTCTCTGATGCTAATAAAGATCCTAATACTGGTTTACCATTTAAGTTTATGGGCAAAGATGATGAATATGCGCAATATTTAGTACGTGCAATAAATTATCGTGTAAGTCATTAAATTGTATTTTTATAAATATAATAGGCTAGGGTAGCTCCCGAAAGCATAGCACTCTACTATGCTGCCTATTTTTATATTTAGAGACTTATGCAGAGGTAAGTAATATGAAAAAAGGTTATATTTATAAAATAACCAATTTAATCGATAATAAAATTTATATTGGCAAATCAACTAGATGTAGTAAATGGTACCTTGAACATTATTATGGTTCTGGTATAGTTATAAAAAAAGCAATACAAAAATATGGTAAACAAAATTTCAAAAAAGAAATTTTGGAATTTATTGATTTTGAAGATGAAACTGAACTTGATTTAAAAGAATGTTATTATATTGGCTTATATCATTCTACCGATTATAATATTGGTTATAACCGTTCTATTGGCGGTGAAGGTTCAGCAGGTAAAGTTTTATCAGAAGAAACTAAATTACGTATTTCACAAAGTAATAAAAATAAACCAAAAAGTGAACAGCATATTTTAAATATGCGTAAATCACAATTTTCTAAAAATTATACGATAGTTGAAGAAGATGGTACAGAATATTATTATTATGGATTAATAGACGAAATTTGTAAAAACTATAATATTGATAATAAAGAAGAATTGTATTTTTATTCTGCAAGAGATATTTTTTATAATACAATAAAAATTAAAGAATTATTTAATGAAAAATTATATTTACAAACAATTTCTAAAACGGCAAAAATTTATTTCGACCCTATAAAAGAGGATTATATTTCATATTGGACATTTAATCAACGCAAAAATAGATATGAAAAAGAATTATATAAAAATATAAATATTTATGATTGTTTAGATAAATCTAAATTATCAAAAGAAAATGAAAAATCTCCTTGTAAATGGTGGAATAATGGTGAAAAAGAAACTTTTGCCGAAATATGTCCGCCTGGTTATCAACATGGCAGATTAAATAAATCAACTGATAAATATAAACAATTTAAACAAAGAGAATTAAAAAATAAACGAATTAAAGGAAAATCACATTGGTATAATAATGGTAAAATTGAAATTATTTCAGATATATGTCCACCCGGTTTTGTTAAAGGGTCATTACATATAACAAAACCATGTAAAGGAAGACATCATTATACTAATGGAACAATAAATAAAATAGAATATGAATGTCCAGATGGATATTGGCCTGGAACTACATATAAAAATAAGAATTAATTATATTATAAAAAGAACCATTTACAAAATTGGTTCTTTTTTCTATATTATAATTATATGAAAAAGTTACTTAAAATTCTCGGCACAATTCTCGGCATTACGGTCGCTGGTAGCGTAATTTATAAAGAACGCAACACTATTGCAGATCTACAAAAAAGATTATTTGAAATGAGGCATTTCACGGTTAAGAAAAAGTAAATTTACTTTTTACGTTTCATTCGTGAAATGTTTTCTATATTTGTAATATAAGGTTTAAAAACAAAGGTAGTATATGAAAGAATTGACAGAAAATGTAATCAAGTGGACTAAGGAATTTTTCGATAAGGTGGGTAAAACTGATGCTGTATTGGGAATTTCTGGTGGTAAGGATTCTAGTGTAGTTGCGGCTATTTGTGTCGCTGCACTTGGTAAGGAACATGTCCATGGGATTTTGCTTCCATGTGGAATTCAAAAAGATATTTCTGATTCCTATAAACTTGTAGATCATCTTGGTATTGATTATGATGTCCAGGATATTGAAACACTTGTTAAGGAATCTTTAGCACTTGTTCCGGGTGCCGATAAATCTTATGACGCAAAAACAAATGTTCCAGCACGAATTCGAATGAATCAAATCATGGTAGCAGCACAAACGAATAACTGGTTAATGGCTAACACATGTCAGAGAAATGAAGACATTGTAGGATATGCATCTATTTGGGGTGATTCCTGTGGTTCGTTTAGTCCGCTCGGTTTGTTAACAGTTAGTGAAGTTATTGAAATCGGCGATGATTTGGGATTGCCGTATGAACTCACTCATAAAATACCAATTGATGGTCTTCAACCATTAAGTGATGAAGAAAAATTGGGCTTTACTTATAAAGAATTAACAGATTTAATCAGAAATGGTACTAAAGGTGAACATTATGATTTAATTATGCAAAAGTTTCATGCTAATAAGTTTAAACTTGAAATAATTCAAATTAAAAAATTTGACCCTAAATTTCCAGATTATTTCTTAGAAAACTTCGGAATTTAAGGAAACCCATTATGGATTATGCGTTCGAAATATGGAATGCCGAACTTAAAGCCAAAATGCATGGCTTGATTGACTACTTGTTTGAAAACGGGATATGCTTTGAGCTATCGCATACTTATGGTTTTAACGAGTATGAACGTGACAAAGGCGATGACCGTATTAAAATGGTCATGTTTAAAAGACAGTTCTGTATTGGCTTAAAAGAACCTAAGTTCTATATGATTCACGAATATCTAGGCGATAAATGTCGACGTGTAATTGACAGAATCGATTTTAAGACGTTCGAAGAAATGCAAAATAAAATTGAAGAGCTTACCAATAAATAAGATTTAGGGTTGACAATCGTCAACCTTTTTATTATATTTAATAAAAAAGGAAATGTATTATGGAATCGATAATGGCTTTTGTAACAGAAAATCCAGGTTGGACCTGCTTAATTATCATTCTTGTCTTTAGCGGTATTTCTGACGTGTGCGAAGCCATTTTCGGTAAAAAGGATAAGTAATATGGTAGAAAAAATAGGATTGCGTCCTTGTATATCTTCACCTTTTGAAAACCTTGGCTTTGTAATCAACGTTTTAAATGATTATATGCTGACTTTTGACGATGATGGAAACTTGTCAAAAGAAGATAGAGCTAAATTAGTAGGTTTAATTATGCGAGAAGCCAAAGGACGTCTTAATCCTATGTTGATTACTGATTATCTTGACGTTCTTTTACCTTTTTATAAAAAGTGTATTCCTCATTGGTATTCTCTCTGTTCTCTACATAAAGACGACATTAAAGGCTTGGCAGATGAATATAATAAGTGTGAAACAGATGAAGAGAAAGAAAAGTTCTTAAGCATGTTTAATGAAAAATTGAGAAACGAAATTTTAGAATATTTGGGTAAGTAATTTATGGATGTAGGAAGTAAAAATGCATATCCGTCATGTGCGCTAAGTAATTTTGCGCCTCATGAATTTTATATTGATGGCATACGTTGCGCATCTATGGAAGGGTTCTTGCAGAGCCTAAAATTTTCAAGTCCGGAAATGCAGGAACATATATGTACATTGACCGGTATCGCAGCAAAACGCGCCGGCTCTGGTAAAAATTGGCAACGCCAACAGGTACTATGGTGGAGAGGTCAAGAAATTGGCCGCAGGTCTGAAGAATATCAAAAACTGCTTGACAGGGCATACGATGCATTATATCAAAATCCAGGATTTAAATCAGCTTTAATTGCCAGCGGCAGAAACGCGATATATACGCATAGTGTCGGAAAACATAGAATAAATGAAACTGTATTGACCGTGAGAGAATTTTGTAGTCGTTTAATGAAGCTTAAAGACCGAGCATTTAAAGAATTGGATGGCAAAAATGATTACCAAAGAACAATTTAAAACTTGTGCTAGGACATATTTTCCTGATTGCATATTTGAAAAAGGAAAAAATTCAAGGTATGAATACGATATTTTAAAATTCAAACATGGCCCTTTTGATATTAAATTTGTTGATTGCTCTGTTATTATTCAGCGAGGAAATTATTTTAGGCATTATCCATATATTTGCCTATGCGAAGAACATCTTTGTAACGTTTTAAATAAAATTAAAAATTTCCCGAATTGGTCAAGAAGTGAAAACTAATAAACAAGAAAGAGAATATCATAAGATAAAGAAAGCTAATCGTCAGATACATTATGATAATGTTCCTGAAAATGAAGCTACTAAAAATTTTTCTTATGAAGAATGCATGAAATTTGGCTATATTCAAATGGGAAAACGTCTTCCATATTATTATGGCAAAGATAAAGAAGCAGCACGAAAGAAAAGATATTCAAAAAGAAAAGATATTGAAAATGGCTTAAACGAGGAAGTATAATGAAAGAAAAAATGGTTAAACAAGTTGTTGAAGTAAAACATTATATCGCTGATGATGGAAAAGAATTTGAAACATATCATGCATGTAAAGAACATGATGATACTATCTATTATGATAAGTATAAGCCTATTTTTGAATTTAAGTGGACTACCGATGATGAAGATGAATTCCGTATAACTTATAAGTCAAAATATCATAAAGAATTTCTTGCCTTTGTTTCCAAGATGTTAAATGAGAGTTTACGTGGTTCAGACACTGAAAATGAACATGACTATAAGGCAGAAAATCTTGAAAATTATTTTAATAAAGAATGTGCTCCATTAGTCGACGGGCATGTGTATAATATAGATACTGCTTATTGTTATGAAAACGATGACTGGGATAAGCTTATTGTCTGGATTGAAGACGTAAGTGATACTCATATTGTAACTGATATGATTCGACATGAATTAATTGAAAATAAAGAATTCCGAAAAATTCTTGAAAATTTTAAACGAGACCATAAGCATATCGATTCTACCAAAGTTATGGATGCAATCAGAACATATTATAATGGATTACCATGAAACCAGACAAATTTATTAACGTAGTTAAGAAGGTATAATGATGAAGAAGTTTTTAAGAATTTTGGGTGAAGTCGTTTTAGTCAGTGTTGTTTTCGTAGTTATTGGTTATTCCTTAAGTGGATGTGATGTTCATCCGCAGGGACTTTTGGAATCCGATATGGGCAGTGAACGCCTTGACATTTTTACGAATGGTGTGTTTAAACATGTCTGTAACGGAAAGCATGAAGTCGTTACTGTCGGTGTAACCTATGTAACTAACTTTAAATGCAATGACGGTATGATTGTTAGGAATGTAACGAATTATGTCTTACGCTGAAGACAATAAGAAATTATTAGAAAGTTTACCGGAAAATACCAAGTTTGTTTATACTCCTGGGCAGACTTGGTATAGTTTAGATAAGAAACCGCATGACTATATGTTAGGTAAGATGTTATGGGTTCTTTATAAAGACGGAAGCTATGGTTTACGAGCAGTAGGAAGATCTTATTATGATGACGGTCATTTTGACTGGACTTGGGTAGAAGATACCTGTTATGATAAGGATTCTAACCATGAACCATGGGACTCTGTAGCTTTCTGGACATTTTTACCGAAAGTTACAAGATAGAGAAAAATACGCAGAAGGAATTTTTATGTTAGATATACAAGGTAAATATGGAAAAGCAACTGTATATACAGATAATATAGATAATGCTGCATATGGACAAATTTTAAATATGACATGTCAAATATGGGCTAAAGATGCTAATATTAAAATAATGCCAGATTGTCATTGTGGAAAAGATTGCACAGTCGGAACAACTATGACTATCAAGAACAAGGTTGTGCCAAACCTTGTCGGAGTCGATATCGGATGTGGCATACTAGTTGCAAAGCTTAAAGACAAGTTTATCGAATTCGGAAAACTTGATAAAGTTATCAAGGAAAAGATTCCGTCTGGCAAGGAACATAGAGCAAATCGTCACCGTTATGCTAATGAATTTGATGAACAGTTTGAAGAACTTATTGCGGACGTCAAAAGAGAAGAACTTCTGAGTATTTCAAGTTTAGGCGGGGGCAATCATTTCATCGAGGTCGATAAGGATGATGATGACGCTTTTTATATCGTTATCCATTCTGGTTCTCGTCACTTAGGTGTTGCAACTTGCGAATATTGGCAAAATATTGCAATTAAAGATTGTGCTGATTTGACAGCTATTCGTGGTGCTGAAATTTCCAAATATAAGAACCAAGGAAAGACTGACGCTGAAATCAAGGAACTCATGAAAGATTATGACCACTTCTCCGTTCCTAAAAATCTTTCCTATCTTACCGGTGAACATATGCAAGGTTATTTGCATGATATGGCTATCGTCCAGCAGTTCGCAGCTTTGAACCGTGCAGCTATGCTTGACGTAATTGTTAAGGAAATGGGTTTCAAGGTCGCAGAAAAGTTTGAAACTATCCATAATTATATCGACCTTAAAAATATGATTCTTCGTAAAGGTTCTATTTCTGCACAAGAAGGAGAACGCGTAATTATCCCTATGAACATGAGGGACGGTTCTTTGATTTGTGTCGGTAAGGGAAATCCAGAATGGAACTATTCTGCTCCACATGGTGCTGGCCGTTTGATGACTCGCGCAGATGCCAAGAATTCTATTTCCATGAAGGATTATAAGGAAGCAATGAAGGGAATCTTTACTTCTTGTGTTTCTTCTGCTACTATCGATGAAAGTCCTATGGCATATAAGCCTATGGAAGAAATCATGTTGAATATCGAACCTACTTGTACTATCGAAAAGATTATTAAGCCGGTTTATAACTTCAAGGCGGCGTTCTAAGGAGATAATTTATGTTACAGACATTCATTCTGGTTATTCTTATGGCAGGTGGACACGGTAACTATTCGGTCAATACCGATTTGCGATTTGAAACGAAAGAACAGTGTGAAACGGCTAAGATTGAACTTTATAAAGACACGAAAATTCGTTCTACTTGTGTCGAAATGCCGTTAAAACAGAAGAAAATGCGATGCGAGGTTGCAATACAGAAGGTTGGTAATGGCCTCGGTACTATGCTTCCGGCGCTTAAAGAAATTTATTGCATGGAAGAATAAGGTGGTATTTTAATGGCTGAAGCAGAATTTACAGAAGAAGAAATCGACTTTGCAATGGAAATGATACGTGATTTAATCCCGTATGATACGCCGAATTATGAAAAAAGATTAAGAGAAATGGCAATCGGATGCCTACGAGCGGAAAATGATCCTGATCTTATTTCATTGTGTGAAGAACATGATAGAATGCTAGAAAATGGCGAACTTGATGATTATTATAATAATAAAGGTGTTCCAAACGTATTAAACGATGATTTAGATTATTTAAAAGTTGAAAACGGATGAGTAGTAATTTTAATTGAAAAAGGTAGGATTAATTTAATGAAAAAATATTTAACTTGCTGGATGTTTCTTGATATGGGAATGGATGGAATTCCTGCAATGGACACGGCTAAAATTGTAGAAGCTAGAGACCTTGACCATGCTAAGTCATTAGGACCTTATTATTCTCATGGCTATGGTTGTTCTACCGTTATTGGTGAAATTGACGGCGATAAAGTTATAGCTATTGATGCATATCCACGTTGTAATAATTGGACAAAGGCAGAAAATAAGTATTATTGTGATGCAGTAAACCGACTTTATTCAGAAGCCGAAAAATAAAGGAAAAATAATGGGCCGGCACGAACGATATTTTGTAAGAAATGATGAAACTGGTTTGATTGAAACTTGGTCACTGCCTTACTGTATTATAGAAAGCCGTCGTAAACGTGGCGAACTATAATATTGATAACTGGAGAAAAATAAAATGTGCGATTTTTGTGATAAGATTTTTAAGCAACTACATGACGGATATGAATTTAATATCGTAGTTCGTCAACGCCCTAATTATACTACATATACGCCAGTGAACGATCTAAAAGATGTGTCATTCGTTATCGATGATAATAATGCACGTGATGGGCTAGGTTCTACGCATTATCATAGATTTGACTGGAAATTCTGTCCTATATGTGCAAAATCGTTATTTGGAGACGATAAAAATAAGATTGAACCGGTAAAATCATTCGAAGATGTCGTCAAGCGAGAAGGCTAGTATGAGCAATATAAAAATCGATTTTTATAAGGAAAAGTGTCGCACGCTTATTCCGCGTGACGATCCCGATTATGAAGCAAAACTGGAAAATATGGCGATTGCTTTAGCAAATTCGTCAAATAACCCGGAGCTAGACACATTATGCGAATGGCACAATGAAATGTTAGAAAAAGGTGAAATTTAAAATGTGGACATTAATTCTTTCAATTACAATCGCAATAAGTAATCAAAGTGGCGTATCAACACATACCGTCATTGTACCGAACATTCCGACAAGAGAAGCATGTAGGGCAGCAGGTCAGGAACATGTTAACAAATACCTTAAAAATACGCCGACATGGCCAGGTGATCCGCAATATGTGAAATCCGCTGCCGTGTATACATGTGTGGAGGCCAAATAATTATGCTTGATAGTGTAAAAAGCCTAGATGGCGAAACAATCTTTATACATAACATAGAATCGATTAAAACTAAATTCTGTAAGCGATATGAAAATGACGGCAGTACGGTAATTCGTTATCCGTCTGGCTATAGTTATGTACGTGGCGTAAGCGGACAAGAATACGAAGTAAGTGACCTCGTTTTAGAAGAAAAAGGACTTATAAATGGCAAATGAAAACAGTATCAGTAAAGAAAGACAAATAATTAACGAAATTCTTGAAAAAGTCAAGACTGCAAGAGACAAGAGAAAGATTACAAAAAAATTGTGGATTAGCGAAAGACTTTATGATAGGGACAACCAAGCCGCTGTAGGTTTACCGGGTCAATATGAAGACGAAGAAGGCAGAGAAGTCGTTATCGAGCCGAACGCCGACGGAACCAACATTTCGCTCGTTCGTTATGTCAATAGTGATCTTTATGGCGGTGTAGATGTTAAGACTATAGACGAAGCATTTAAGCAGATTAAATATTTCGCGAAACACGGCGAACTTGAAGACGAAGACGCATACTAATCAACAAGGAAATGCCGAATGACTAAAGATGAAGAAATCACATTATTAAGACATCAGCTTAATAGATTGCGGTGCTTTATGTGGCTTCACAAGACAAATTTTAAAACAAAACGAAAACTGTCGAATATAGATATTTTTGACTATTTCGATAAAAAAGATCCTAAACAAATAAATAGAGGTAAACAAAATGGATGAAAAGAAACTTCACAGCTTAATTAAGACTCTTCTCAAGATTGCAGAGGAAGCCGGTACACCGTCAAAGTACAATACGGTAATTACGGAATTGCTCAGCGTCGAAGGCGTCGCAAACGTAATCGTTAAGGAACATAAGGGTTCGCCGGTCATTATCTATACGAATGCCGAAGGCGGAATCACTGTTCTCGACAACGAATAATTGTCGTTTTCTGACAAGCTGTCGACATAAATAAAACGAATAAAGAGTTTTTATAAGTTTGATTCGCCTGTCTCGGCGGTCAAAACCCGGATTACAGAACTTGGATTCGGGTTCAACAATCGAGACAATAATATGGAACACGAAAGGTTCCAAAGGAAAAATACTATGAACGACTTATTTAACGTCATTGACTCTCTTCTCAACCCGTACTGGTTTCAACAGGGCTTCACCCCGATTGAAAAAACACCGATTTCCGTCCCGGTAAACATTTATCAGGAAGCTGACGGTTCTGGCACGGTAGAAATCGCCATCCCGGGCAAAACCAAGGACGACGTATCGCTTGACAAGAAAGTTGTTAACGGCGTAAATTACCTCGTATTCGAACTCGTCGAACAGAACGAGGAAAGCAAGGAAACAGACGAGAAAAACCCGACTCGCAAAGAACTCTTGAAGAAAATCAAGGTTACGAAGCACTGCGAGATCAAGGTCCCGCCGACACAGGACATCGATAATCTTAAGGCTAAGGTTGCAAACGGTCTTTTGACAATTACCATCCCTGTCGCTGAAGTGGCTAAGCCTGTCAAATTCACTGTCGAATAATATATAGTAACTTACAATATAAGCGCGGGTCTAAAAACCCGCCTTATTTTTCAGGAATCAATATGAAAATCGTAGAAGCAGAACTTAAACATACCGAAGATTCCAAACCGGTCAAACAGACTGTCCAGAACAGTCCTTCTGAGTCCATAAACACGTTCTGGAGGACTTTTCCACGATGGGATATAAAAACGGATATGTATGACGAAAAAGTCGATAAAACAAGTATTATTGAGAAATTAGGAGACGACTTTATTTGTCAGACAACGTTCATGGGTAAGCATCAGATTACATTCTGGAAATACTATAAGACACGCGAAGAATACGAAGCAGATAATAATCAAAATAATTAACAAGAGTATTCCCTTTTTGAAAAAATTTACTATATTTAATTATTATGAAAGCAATAAGCTGTGGCGTTATTATTATTGACAAAGAGACTCGCAAAATCCTTGCGTGCCATCCTTCGTGTCATTCTTATAAACCAGGCAACTGGGATATTCCGAAAGGCCATGTAGAACGAGACGAAACCCATGTACAGACAGCTCTTAGGGAACTTAAAGAAGAAGCTAATATTGTATTGCAGCCAGAAGACCTTTTTGACTGCGGATTGTTCCTGTATACCAAATACAAGGATTTACATCTTTACGTTGCTGAAACCGATGTTTTCTTACCGGCATTGAGCTGTTCCACGTATTTTAGCTTTGAAGGCCGTCATCCGCTCGAGGTAGACGACTACAGGCTAATCGAAGACACCGATACCGATATGTATTACAAGAGCCTAAGGCCTCTCGTCATCGACTGCATTAAAAGATACAAGGAAGAAAAGGGGATTGCATGAAACTAGCGGATTATGAAGAACTAAAAATCAGGGCTGATAAAGAACTTAAAATGCCCGATACTATTGAAGAAATTGTTAAGCGTAGAAATACCCTTCCAGCAGACGAACAAAAATATACGAAACTTCTAGCAGCGCAAACTCAACTCTGTGCCGACCTAGAAGTAGATCTTGCTGAACTTTATGGTAAGTTATATAAATGCTATAAGTTTCCTAGAATGAACAAAGACCTCATACAGAAATATGGATTGACGATTAATGAAATCTGGGACACTTCCAAAGGTATTGAAAGTCAGATAGACTGCGTTCCAGAATATATTAAACTAAAAAAAGAATTGAATATCCAAAAAGCAATTAAGGAATTCGTTCAGGACACAAGAAAAAGTATCATAGACTTAGGCTTCGCCATTAAAGATTACCTAGACTATAAACGAGGCTTAATGTCTACTTAAAAAGAAAACCGGTTGCAAGACCGGTTTTTATTTTATCAAGTTGTCGGTATTCCAAACCATCGCTTATAGTTATCATCTGCTGTCAATGTATTATAGTTTTGAACATTTATACAACCCATAAACGCGGATCCAAATGCAAGATTTTGTATTTTCGCATTACCTGCGTCCATAATGGGCGTAATATCAGACGTCAGCGCAGTACAACCGTTAAACATATTTTTCATATTAATTAATGCAGGGCATTTTTCAATTAAGTCATCCGGTATAGATGATAACGCCGTACAGCCAGAGAATGTCGAATCTGTTCTAGTTACATTACCAAGTCCACTCCATGAATCTGGCACTGCAGTTAAACCGCAATCTGCGAACATATATGCCATTTCACCAACATTAAATCCTTCCCATGAATCAGGTATAGTCTGTAAAGATGAACATCCTTTAAATATCGACGGCATATAATAATTACCTAGACCAACCCATGTCGTTGGAATTCCAGTCAACGAATGACAGTGTTGGAACATTGCCGGTATGTCTGCGCCATCTGGTAAACCTTCCCATGAATTGAATATATCCGTTAATGATGTACAATGATCAAACATTCCCGGCGCGGCTGTAAGATTACTTAATCCGTTCAATGTACGTGGAATACTGCTTAACGAGGTACAATTACCAAATATATTTGATGCATCTTTTAAATTTTCTAATCCTTCCCAGCTATCTGGAATACTGCGCAATGACGTACAATATCTAAATGTTGCTTGTGCCGCCGTTAAACTATCCAATCCTTCCCAGCTATCCGGAATTTCTTCTAGTTTTGTCGCGCTTTCAAATAATGATGCCATATTGACGACACTATTGCAATGGCTCCAATCGCTCTTAACCGCAGTTAATTCAGACAACTGGCCGCCTATGCTATATATTGCAGTAAATGCAGAACATGATTCGCCCAAATTTGTTATTTCGGTAACATTTTTATTGAATTTAAGCGGAGATGGTGCAAATGTATATGTCGGCTGATACGTGGCTAAATATGAATAATCATTTGTATTGCCATGATTTTTATCATATCCATATGTATTTTCATAAACTATAGCACTTGTTGGCTTTGCAATAATATATCTAGGATCTATTTCTTTTTCAGGGTCAAATGATTTTATGTAATTTATCGTATTCAAAACAGTCGGTATTTCAAAACTGTTTGACTCATTTATTTCAAATGTCTTAGCTTTCTGTCCATTCTTATCATTCTTATAAGTATATCCGTCAAATGACAAAAACATCGGGCCAATTTGAGATAGTCTTTTTACAGAGGAGCCAGATGTTTCCTCTCTCTCGTAGCACGAATATATATTACCTATCTGGTCATCATGAAATTCAAAAACGTCATTATTTATTTTCTTAAAATGCTTATCATCGAATTTATAAAATTTACCACAATAATTACTATATATTACAGTTTCTTCTTGCGAGTAGCCAGGTGTAAGCGAAACGCCTTTTAAACCTATACAATAAAACTTATCGCTATTATTAAAATATTGACCTAAATTATTTCCGGAAAATAACATAGCGCCGCCATAATAGCTCGGTATATTATATTTCGACGATAGCGTAAAACTCTTACAGGTTTCATCACTTGGCGTAATTATAGTATTATCTATATTCGTCAATTTTTTATTGGCGAATGGCGTATGAACAATGACTGTCGCATCAAAACCGCCGCCGCCACCAGCGTCATTAATAACTACGCCGCTGACATTATTCCATTCATAATCTGTAACATTATGATCATACATCTCGTTTTCTTGATGTGTATATTCTACAAGAGCTTCAACATTTACTGTATTACTGCCGTTTGAAACAACACCAGTAACTACCGTACCTGTCGAATCTACAGAAAATCGTAAATTATCGCCAGTAATATCGAAGGCCGTATAACAGCCATAAAATTCACAGAATGCAGTTACGCCAGATGTATATAATTGTTCATACGTTTCAAATTTTAATGCAGGTCCAGTTCCGCCCCAAGGATCTGGGATTGGCGTATCTGTCTTTCTGCAATTACGATAACCGCGCGTAAATGTCGTACGATACTCGTCATATGTCCAAAAATCAGGCGTTACCCTACTAATAAAATATGCGCTATAGCCTACATCTCCTGGTTGCATACGCGAATTCGTCGCAATACCAGTTACATAATATTTACCATTTTCCTCAAAACATCCAGCACCGTCGAACGTGAGAGTAAATGCATTTGGTTCGCCCCATCTAAGTGGCCAGCCATACAACTGATTTTTTTGCGGTAAATTATCTGGCCAGTCCATATAAATATATGTATCATTTGTTATACATACATCATATGACTCCTCGAAACGATCCGGTGCCTTATAACATACTGCGCTTCCGTATTCTGTGCCATTATAATTAGCACTTTCATTATCTGGATTGTCTGAATACTCTAGCCAATTAAACCTGTTAAATCCAGCAAGCCAGTTATGTGCAGTCAAATATGCGGTCAATGCCGGATTTCTACCCCATGACCCGCCTACTGTAGTATGACCAATATACGCATTACTGCCTATTGCTTGATTTATGCCGGAAAAATCTTTTGTCGCTGTATTATATGTTTGATGTTCACCCATAACCAGCGCATTACTTCCAGGGTAAAATATATTATTTTTCGTTATGATTGGCTGCAGTGACATTGTTGCTTCACCGTTAAATGCAGCATTGTCTTTAAACATCGCATAGGCGGTAGTTAATGGAACTACCGCTGCAGAGCTATTATCGCTTACTTTTTTCACTAACATAAATTATACCAAATATATTATACCAGGTTGCATATCGGACAGTCTTAATGAACCATCAGCCGAAACCAATGTCAATTTTTGATTATTACCTGCACTTACATAATTACCGAATACATCAGCCACAGACATATAACCCATGCGTAATACGGAATGATAATTAGACCATTTTAAAACCGGTACTTCTACGTCTTCGCCAGCTCTAAGATAATTAAATTCTTCGGCGTCTTCAGGCCATAAATAATATTTGGCTGTATATGGCTCATTATTTTCATTATGTGCACTTATATATAAGCTATAATCATCACGATTGGTATAGCCAGCTACATTGTTAACTAAAACATAGTCTGAATTAAATGTTTGAGTTTGGCCTGGTTGATCCGTAGATGTATTAAATTTAATACCATTATCACAAGCATTATTTATCGCATCCAGTAAATACTGGTCTCTACCGGACAACTGTATAATTGTCTCTCTATTAAGCCACCAGCCATCGGCAACAGTATTACGCGACCATGGCATAATTCTACCAGGCACATTGCCATAATTACCCGCACTATAATTGTTATCTAAAGCGTCTTGCCATGAATATTGATTTGCCATATTATAAAAACCTCTTATTATTTATAACAAGAGGTAATGGCCAAAACCAATTAAAGGTAAACAATAAATGCCTACCTTTTCACATATTCCATTTATTAAGCAGCCATTTAAGGAATTCTATTCCGCCCAAACCTAAAAGCATAGTGGTTATAAGAATAAAACCCAACAAACAGCAGCTACCGAATTGAGATGGTGTCAATAATACAATCATATTTCTATTTATATATTATTGCTTGCCGTATAATAGAATTCTTCTTCTGTGGCATATTCAATAGCGTCAGCCGCATCCATCATGGCAATGTATTTTTCCATACGTTCTTCGGTCAAGAACGGGTCTGGTTCCATTGACTGAAGAACTTGCTTGGCTTCTCTAAATGAACCCGTTTGAACCAATGAAATAACTGGCGCTAATTTCATACCGATTTCAAGTGGCGTAATTCCTTTGAAATCAGTCTTTACGCATTCTTCACGGAATAATGAAATAAATTCATTACCTACAGTAATGTTGTATTCAACTTCGCCAGCGATGCCATCTAATACAGCAAGACGATTTACGTTATTATTTAATTCGTCAATATAACGGTCATAAGTAACAGGATTTCCAAGAAAATCGAGAACTTCGTGTTCAGAATAATTTTCTAACGTTAATGGATTTTCAATGGCTATTTTAATCCAGTATTCTTTATTATTATATACACAATTACCATCTATATAAGTAATTCGTGAAATATATCTCATATCAAACTCCTGTAAGATTAAATAATCTTTAATATCTTTACCCGCATTTTTAAGCATGATGTCTAAATTTTGTTTATTTGAACATCTAAAATAAATCTTATCATCTTCTTTTCCAATTGCATATAACATGTTAAACCTCTATATTGTTAGCCTTAAAATACCACTTAGAACCGGTCTGTAGCGAAGCTTTCATAAACTCACGAGCCGTATAGTCTTGAGTAGCGACTTCACAGTAGTTGCTTGCGTCATATTGTGGGTCAACGTCCCATTCAGCACTCCAGTTGACAGCAGCTATCCATGCGCTTCCATCCCATGTAACTACAGCTCTCTTTTTACCTACACTACCCGTCCATTCATTCACGTCAGATTTATAATAGATATCCCATTGTGATGGATTCTGCGGTTCATCATCGACTGGCGTCATCGATGTGATCTTGTTATGATCAAATGGCCACTTAGTTGTGCATATATTGTATCTGTTATTGGTGAAATAGCGTGTTTGGCTATTTGGATCTGCCATGAAGCCCTGTGTCCAATAGTTCGTTAGCATTATGAATTCATCACCGATAGTATTCCCCATGCAGTAATAAATGTAAGCATATCGTGCAATATCATCATTGTATTGACCAACAGGCACATTATTAAATTCCGTGTCTGTGAATATATGTCTAACTCGGCTCATATTTCGTTTTAATAGATACGGATATGGTTCACTGCTTGATCCTTGCATAGGCTGCATACCATCTCCCATAGAACCGCCTATCCATTCAAAATAACCAACGTCTATATTCTTAATGTCATCAAATGATGAGCACACGCCATAACATTTTCTTTCACCTGCACCTGATACGACTGACATCTGGCTAATATTTGAATATGATTTGTAGCTTCCACTCTCGCCTTGATACTTAGCAAAATTTAATTGACCATTATTTTTCTTAATATTGATATAATATTTGTTATCTTTAAATAAAGTAATAGTTCCTAAAGAAGAAATGGTATTCATATATCCATTAGTCAAATTGTATAAATCAGATGCTGCTACGCCATATTGACTTGATTTAGCAATAAGTAGACCGCATTCATTTATTATTCTTAGACTACATGTTGTTTGTGAATCACCAGGATATTGGCAAAATACGGATAAATCACTTAATACAATATCTTGAGTTGGTATAATTTCATAACAATCATTAAGACCACCGCCATAGCCCCATTCAAGTAATTTAATTATCTTCTGCCAAACCAAAGTAGCACCACGATAAATCGCAGTGACTGCTTTGTTACCAAAGAATATATCTTTAATGTTTTTATTTCCAAATAAAGCACTCATTTATTAACTTTCCAATATAAACCTTAATACATTATCATCAGGGAAACTAGCTGTATTAGCAGTAGCTGCTAATGGCAAAATTTCTATGTTATCTACACCAGAGAAATTATATGTAGTTCCGTTTATAGTATCTGTTCCATCAGCATTTTGGAATTGTTTAGCACTAACATTACCATTACGATATACAACGAAACCATCGCTCGGACTTCCATTTGAACCGTTACCAATTATAAACAATGGAGCATCAGCTGTAGTAGCATAAGAAGTTGTTGCGTTCCAGCCGCCAATTACAAAAGCGCCATATTGTGGGCCATTAGACCATTGACCTTCATAATGTAATCCTCTACCAAAGGCATAAGAATAGTATTTTACATTATTAGTATGACCGAAATCAAATGAATAGAAGTTTGCAGTAGTATCTCTACCAAAAGCAACAGAATTATCAATAGCTAAGTTACCATGTCCAGCAGCAAAAGCATAATTTTGTGCAGTACAAACATTAATAAATGCAGCAGCATGATCAGCAGCGCTATTACCATAACCAATGGCTATATTTACTGCGCTTTGATTACTATTATTATTACCACTAGCATAGTTACCATAACCTATTGCCAATGATATATCATTAGCGTAGTTATTTGTACCAAAAGCTAATGATTGTTTTAATGCTGTATTGCTTTGACCAACAGCAAACCCAAGGTTATCAGCAGTATTATTATTACCAATAGCAATGGCGTTATTTATAGCTGTATTATTAGAACCTATCGGTAAATTTAATGCACTATATGGAATATAATCGCTAAGGTCAGGTTCAGCACCTAATTCAATACCTGCAGCAGAAATCTTACCAGCAGCGCTCAATGAACCGTCACGATAAAGGATCAATGCGTCACTTGGATAATGCGTATGCTCATGTGCATCAGGATCAGGTTGTTGATCATGCTCTATATAACCATTACCAATTACTTTTATTATACCGCCATGAACCGGACCGTAATCATCTCCGTCATTAGTTCCGCTCATCGGACAAGAAGTGGTAGCATTACAATAACCTTCTACTACAGCACCAGCGCCAACCGCCCAATAAATATCCGTATCGATATGTGTATTGTCACCCCATTTAGATGAGCTGAAGCATGTCCACATACCTTGAGCATGAACGCCATAACCTAATGCGGATGTTCCTGCACCTTCAGCATGACAGTTATAACCATTAGCGACTGTCCAAGAGCCTTCTACAAAGTTACGATTATTTGACGCAGTATTATTCGGATTACCATTAGTATCGATTTTAATTGCTGATGTTACGTCATCAAATGTCAAATCTGTTCCGATTTTAACATTAATTGCATCATCCACTATACTAATGCCACTGCCTGGTGTCAATACCTGGCCTTCGTCTAATACAGCCCAACCTGCACTGGTCATTACAAACTTATCATCGCCAGTTATATCTGCGCTTGTTACAAATGTTGCGCTGTCAGTTTGGTACTGTGCAGTAGTCAAATAATCATCCAAATCTGTTTTATCTGCTTTGTCGTTTATGGTAGCCAACATATCCTGTGTCAAACCAATATTCCAAAGACCAGAAACATTGCTATCTTTTGCAGCCGCAATTCCATTATAGCCGCTTAAAGTAGTATCTGTTACTACTGGCGTAGCAGTAATAGAAATACCAAATGTAGTAACTCCATTATCCACCGTAGGATGTACTTCACATCCTTGCTGTGCAGTAACATTGTATTTCATTATATTATCGAATGCAGCAGATAATTCATCTTTACCAGAAGTCTCAGTCTTTGTATAATATGTATCTGGTACCGCTTTTAAATAACCTTGCTCAGTTACCCAAGATTCGATTTCGCCACTAACTGTTACTAATTCATTTTTTGTTGCAAAAGTAGCACTGTCTGTGTTATATTGGGCCGTCGTTAAATAACTACTTAATTGCGATGCAGAAGCAAATATAGTATCTGCCTGTGTTTTTGTATAATAATCCGAAAAAGTATCGTTTAAATCGCTACTAACACTACCCAATAACTCTGTAGTAGCATAACTAGAACTATCTGTTAAATCAGTTACTTTAGATGGTATAGAACTTTTAAATGTAGGTGTAAGACCAAAAACATTACCTGTGCGTAATTCAATATCTATATTGTCGGCGTAATAAGTTTGACCAATTATTGTGCCACCCGTGCCGCCTAAAGGCTTACCACAGATAGCTGTAACAACGGCGCCACTAAAACTGAAATCGCCAGTAGTAATACTATTATTATGTTGTGTTAATTCTGCCATTTATTAAACCTCTTCTGTGTCATCTGCTTCTATTAGTGATTTCATTAACCAGGTTTTAATTTCAGTTAATTTTGAACTTTTTGAAACATCCAATTTGTTTAGTATTACTGTAGCTGTATAAAAATATCCACTACGAATTAAAGATAAAATCATGGTAACTGTTTCAATGATCGGTGCCATTTCTTGCTGAGTCACTGACAAAAGTTTTTCATGTAAATCTCTATCAAGATATGGAGCAATAATGTAATTCCAATCAAGACCTTGTTTATTTTTTGCATGTTGATATAATTCATTATATGCTGAAAAATAAAACTCTTGATAGTTTTGCGCGATTTTCGTTCTATTATAACTAATTAACATATAACTCCTTATTAATCTCTCGTTCTAAAACCGACATACGGTTTATGGCCGCCAAACAGACTCATAGAACCTTGAGTGAATGATTGTGGATTTGGGAAATTTAATGTACTAATATTATCTAATCCCATCCAAGGTTTAGGATTACCTACATCAGCGCCATAAGATTGTCCCATTCGTAGTCCTAACACATTTTCCCAAGAACCACCTTGTGTTGTTCCTTCTTGTTTGCTAAAACGAATACTTACATAGTATAAATGATTTGGTGTTATAGTTCCTGTAGGAGCATTAGTTTTATAATTCATAACAACTTCACCATTATGAGCTTGTGTATAATCCGATTGCCACAATAGTCTAGCATTAGTTGCTACGCCTTCATAAACTGCTACAGCTATACTTCCATCTGGATTACCGCCAAACATATATGCTTGTGTTGCAGAAGTCAAATCATATTCCATAGGCGGTCTAAACAAATATGAATATTGCATACCACCAACAATAGATGCTTCATTATTCAAAGCACCAAATGGAATAGTTTCAGTCATACGGCCATAAATTATATTAGCAAGTTTTTCAAATGCTTCCTGGTCAATATTACCGCCACTGGTATGAATATCAATTTGTAATTTACCACCGCTTAAGTTAAACTGCAGTTCATCATAATTTAAGCCAATATCCTTTTTATTATCGACATAAATTGGTGACACGCCACTTAAGTCATCCATATAAATTTCACGATTCGTATTGTCAACATGAACCAAATTATTAGCTTTATCATGGTATTCAATACCAGTTGATCCACCGCCTTGACTAAATGAGAGAACTTCTTCAATAATCGACAACTTGCATGTCAGTGTTCCGTTACCGGTTAACGGCATACCTTCATATCTGATAGAATAAACATTGGAACCCTGAGTGCTATTATCTATAGTATATGTCAATGAAAGCTCGCTTAAACCGAGTTCATTGTGGTAATATTCTTGTGTAGAAATTACTTCACTATTATTGCAATATAAAGCAATTCTATTTAAATTAAAATCATGATTTGCATTATTGTCAGTATATGCAATATTATTCTCAACGACTTCATTTATTGAGAATGTTACTTTAGCAACATTATCTGGCAATGTAAGTACGCCATTTTCAACGGTTATATTTTCAGCCTGTCCGTCATCAAACGGAAGAATGTCATCAGTTAATGTCGACTGCGAATTAATGCCTACAGTACCTTTATAATATGTCAAACCGCGTTCGTCAACGCCGACTACATATTTGTTTGCTTCTGTATCAAAATAGCCGCTTAAACCGTTTTCGCCGCTAATTCCCGGAATCTCAGGAATATTAGCGCTCAAATTATACGTAATCGTATTACCGTCTATCGCAGAGCCGACATATATTGTCTC